CTGCATAAAACTAAACCCCTGAATCCTTAGTTGGACTCAGGGGTCTTTTTGTATCTACTCTTCAGATAAACCTAACTTGTTCATACACATTGCCGTACCTTCATACAGCATTTCTATGTCTGCCTCTGCTTTGGTTATCTTTCGTAAGCAGTATGCATTAGCTAATAGGCTAATTAATAAAATACCTTCTACTACACTCATTTGCGTTCCTGTTGTTGTATTAATGCTTCTAGATACCATCGGGCTTTCTTAAGGTCTTCTACTCCATTCTTGTATCGCCATCGGTGTAAATACTTAGCAACATTTCCACGGTAGTATCCTGTCAACTCATCGTCGTTAAGGAAGTCCTTGATGTACTCAATACATTCAATACTACCCTGACCATAGTGTGCAGGTTTATTTACGTTATCACGTTCCTTAGACCGTTGTCGTTCCTCTATGGACATTGGTGTTATCATAGGTGCCTCACTCCATTCACTCATAAGTTCTCCTTCATAAAGACCTTTACCCACTGTGCGCAGATGTCGGATCGTATAATATCGTCTACACCAAACTCTATGATTGGCACAGGCAACATATGCTTCTTTGCTAGGTGAATAACTTTAGACAGACCATCAGCTTCTTTCAGGTCTGACTGTTGTATATCACCATTAAGTACTATAGTGGTGTCTTCACCCACTCGTGTCAAGAGCATCTTAAGCTCGTGTGTCGTTATATTTTGTGTTTCATCCACAATTATGAAGGCATTATCGAAACTACGCCCACGCATAAGTGCAAGAGGTGCCATCTCAATATTACCATTCTTGATTGCAGTTTCGACAGTTCCTTTCCCAAGATGTTTCTCCAATACGTCTAACACAGGTAATGCCCAAGGCATAGTCTTTTCCTGTAAGTCACCTTTAAGAAACCCTAACTCTTTACCTACGGCAACGTGAGGTCTTGTGATGACGATTTTATCAATTTCTTTCGTCGTGTAGAGGTCGGCAGCATAAGTCGCAGTAACATACGTTTTCCCAGTCCCAGCAGGGCCAAGGATAAAGACCTGAGATGATGCTTTAAGTGCATCTAGTAACTCCTTTTGTTTTTCTGTTTTAGGTACTATACCAGAAACCCTCTTAGTTGCAGCACCCTTGTATGTTGTTTTTCGTCGGGTACGTTTAGGTTTTTCGGGAAAGTCATCCATTATTTTGTCGTCTCCACATTAGTTCATGGATTAACATTTTTTGTTCATATTCTGACATTATTATCCAATCACGTATCTCATCAATAGTACGCTTACACCCCACACAATAGCCATCTTCTATGCGACAAACTAGAATGCAGGGTGAAGGTATTTGACCTATGTTAGGTCTACGATTTCGCATACGTCACCAGAACATGCCATTGTTTGCATACCTGCTGTATTATCCTCCTGTTCGTAGTCAGATAGTTTAGACCAGTCGATCTCTGTAGGCATTAACGACAACAAAGCCTCATAGTCTGATTTATCGCAGTCCTGATAGGGAGCTTGCTGATATGTGTGGTCACTATGCGGTAGGAATGATACACCTGACATCTCGTCGAAATGCTCATACACAAAAGCACCTACAGATACCCACTCAGAGTCACGTACTGACACAGTAATACTAGGTTTATGTTCGCACCAGTGTCGTTGATACGTAAGCCACATCTCTAGTTGTTCAATGGCAGTCATGTCATTACGTGTTATTGCACCTGCTGGAGCTTTCTGTGGGAAGCTAAAGACCGTTGTATTGTCTGGCTTCATTACGTCAGGCTCGTTGGGTACACCCTGATCCACTAGGAATTTCGTAAGTGGGTCTTTATTGTCTCCACGCACTGTGCGGATGTAATAAGGGCTGTGACGAGCATGTATCCCACTAGCAGAATCAACAAGTTGGGAGACAGTGCCACTAGGTTTGACACAAGTGATAGCAGCAGAAGGAGGGATACCAAGGCGCTCAGCCCATTCATCATTAGTAGATATAGCGACATTTCTTAAATGCTCCAGTGTTTTAGCTAATCCAGCATTTTTACTTGTCATTAGCGGGTTGTCCATGATGCCTGTTAGACTTACACCCAACAGACGCTCTTCTTCCGTATTATCTGCCCAATCCTTGGATAGGTACGGAAACTTTGTGTAGGTAGATTGAATAGTACCTAAGATAGTCGCATATTTTACCTTGCGTTCTATGTCGTCAATATTATCAGTAGCACGTACTACGCACTCCGTAAGGTTGCAGAACTGCGCATTTTTCAAGATGATCTCGCTGCAAGGATTCGTCCCGAAGTCACTTTCTGGATTACGACGACCATTCTTTGCAGCTTGCTTCTGTGATGCTTGACGGTTAAAGATACCACGTTCACCTGACTTACTTTCAATCAATGCTGTCCATTCACGCATAAATGTCTCTGCATCTGGTTTGTCAGTGTATGCCACAGAGTTATTAGCTAAGGCACGATGACCGTAGTCAACATACCACTGACCAGACTTAGCATAACGCATTTTGTCGTCTGACAGGTTAGACAAACTAATCATAGCACTACGGCGTACACCACCTACAACCACAATCTCCCCGATCTTACACATGATGTCGTGACACTCGATTGACGACAGTTTGCGACCTTTTGCCACCAAAAACTTGTCGATAGTAAAGTTGAACAAATCTACCAAAGGTGCAGGGCCAGAGGCACGACCACCAAATGTTTTAAGTCTAGCACCAGCAGGTCGCACCTTAGATACATCCCACTTAGGTATTTCACCAGACCACAACAATGCTAATAGTTGACGGTATGCTTTAGCCCAACCTTCCTTGCTATCCTTCACTACAATGGTTGTCTCAGACTTAAACATCTTCTCTGGGACTTCTGGTAGCTTCTGGATGTACTGTCGTTCAACAGAGAATCCTACGCCTGTACCACACAACAGAATAAACATAGCTTCGTCAAAACGCTTGGGCTTGTCTACGGCTACGTAAGAGCAGTTGTACATACACGTATTGTCACGCTCTGCGGCTTTACCTGCGGTCATCATAGATCGCATAGATGGCATAACCTCTAGTGATAAGATAGAATCACGAATATCTTTGATGTAGCTATCTTCACCTGTTAGCGGCTTAACGATATTGTCAATGTATCGGTCAACTGTCTCTGACCAAGTTTCACGTTTATCACCTGTCCAACGTGCATAACGTGATAGTGCAATAAAGTTCTGATAGGGGGTAGGGAGCATGTTGTTCATTATTCTTCTTTTCCTCGTCCACGCATTGTTTTGTCTTCACCTAGCCATACCAGACGGTCAATGTCTGCACGGCTAATCCCGATGTCGTTTAGTTGTCGGTCAGTCATCTGATTTAGCTCTTTGATAACCTTACGGTGTTCTCGCCAAGTTGCTTGGTAGTTGATCCAACGCCACCACCACTTCATTAATGTCTTCATCGTTTATCTCCATTTCCACCTATGACCCCACGTTGTTTACGGTCATTTAATTTCTTTAAATTTGCAGCAGCAAGGTCTGACATACTTACATTCAAGTCACGACATAATGCAGCAATATACCACAGGCAATCACCTACCTCGTCAGCAATAGCCTCACGGTCAAACTTACCATCACGTAATATCTTCTTAACCTTGTTGGCTACTTCACCAGCTTCTGCTGCTAGTCCTAGTGCAGGATAGATTACTTGATGCTCATGCTTGTAGATAGCTGTTTGTGCTGCCGCTGCCTGATATACATTCATCTCCATTTCTGTCTGACTAAAGTATTCAAACGCTTCTATATCTTCACGACTAATCAATGTATCGTCTCCTCTATTGTCCCTAAATTTATAGCTGCGTATTCTGCAAAAGCCATAAACTCTTCCTCACTTACCGTTTCATCTTCCTGACACTTTGACATAAGTAAGTATGTAGCTTTTCGTCGTAGACCCTCTACATCACTGTCTTGCTGTATCATCTCAAAGAGTTCCATATAGTCTAGTAATGGCATCACATAAGCCTTCCATAAAATTTCGTCGGGCCTTTATCATTCTGATCAAACAAGTACCAAGCGCAGTTATCTTTACCTGTATACTTTGATCCTTCTATCCACTTAACTCTGCCTACACTAACGATCTTAGCACAATATGTCATAAGAGTAGCTGACTGCTTAGTATGCATCCAGTCTGCATCAAACAACAACCAAGTAGGACAGATGTCTATCCAATGTTCTATGAAACTGTGTAGGAAGTTACGTTCCCACGGTGGGTTAGTGATACAGAAGTCCATCACCTCATACTCACCAAAGTCAATATCAAGAGCATTATGCTGAACAATCTGAGAGTGTCTTGGTTCAATGTCACATGCATATATGCAGGTTCCATGTCCATCTGTCAGGTTATAGATATGTTCTATTAGACGACCATCTCCTGCACAAGGCTCAACAAAATCAAAAGTTTCTTGCGGAAGATGGTCAATCAGTGGCTCTACAGCTTCTATGGGTGTAGGGTAGTAATCTCTTGGTATTCTCTCGAAGTTACTACGCTTTCCCATATATTTCTTTTAACCTCTTCATAGATACAAACTCAGGGTCATAGATGCCATCTTCAATCTCACGTTTGATTACAACACCCTTCCACCACTCACTATTGGCTTGTCCCGCCCAAGTTTCATCCGACCCTTTGTAGCACCCCGCAACCAAACCGATAATACCATTAGGATGTGCAGCATCTTTAAACTTAAGATCACGTTTGTGACTATGACCACAAGTAGAACTATGGTTACGATTGGCGAGGAGGCTATTAGCATGGTGTAAGCCAGACATAGCTGTGCCAAAGTTACCAGAACTAAAGAAATGAGCATAAGAGACGCCATCATAATCAGCGATGGCGGGGG